GGGAATAAATGTTCCAATGAAATTTAGATGGAATGAAGATGAATATATTAAAAATGTAAGGATATAATTATTAATCATTGTTTTAAAATCAAGCCCACCTATTTGGTGGGTTTTTTTATGTACTTTTGTAAAGTGAAAACAAACAAAAAAGAACATACTAAAAAAGCATTGCTCACTGCTTTAGAAAAATCATTAGGAGTTGTTACAAGTGCTTGTAAGATTGCTAAAGTGGGTAGAACTACTTTTTATCAATATCTAAAAGAAGATGAAGAATTTGCTAAAAAGGTAAAAGACATTGAAAATATCGCTTTAGATTTCGCAGAATCACAACTTCATAAGCAAATTAGTGAGGGTAATACAACTGCTACAATATTCCTACTAAAAACAAAAGGGAAAAAAAGAGGTTATATTGAACGACAAGAAATCCAACACGATGGATCAATTAAATCAACACTTATAGAATGGAAACCACCACAAGAAGAAAAGTTGAGCAAAGATGCAACAGACAATTCTACGACCTTATCAAATCAGAAAAAAGATTCAAAGTCCATCAAGGAGGAACAAGATCTGGAAAAACAGTAGCTGTTTGTCAATACATTGTTTATTTACTTACAACATCAGAGAAACCTTTAACTATCTCTATTGTTCGTAAAACATTACCTGCACTTAAAGGTTCTGTATTAAGAGATATAATGCTAATTCTCCAGGACACAGGTATTTATTTTTTAGGAGTTCATAACAAAGCTGAAAACACTTTTAGCTATAATGGACATCTAATTGAGTTTCTATCGGTAGATGAACCACAAAAGATTCGTGGTCGTAAAAGGCATATAGCTTTTTTAAATGAGGGTAATGAGCTTAATATTGAGGATTTTCGCCAAATCAATATGAGAACAACAGATATGGTAATTCTTGATTTTAACCCATCAGATCCTGTTCATTGGATATATAGCGACCTAATACCAAGAGAAGATTGCGATACCTGGATAACAACATATAAGGATAATAAGTTCTTGTCGCAAGATCTTGTAAATGAGATTGAAAGAATGAAAAAAAGAGATAGAGATTATTGGAGGGTTTATGGAGAGGGTTTAAAAGCTATATTTAGTGCAAGACAAGTATTTAATAATTGGGAATTTATAGATTATAAAGATTTTCCAGAGTTTGACTTGGAAATGGAATCTGTAATAGGAATTGACTATGGATATTCTAATGATCCTACAGCTTGTGTTCTTGTCAATAAAAAGAACGATAAAATATATATTCACGAAATATTATATCGTAAGTCAATGACTAATTCGGATATTGTAGATTATCTTAAAGAAAAAGGTTATGGAGAGGTATTATGTTATGGCGATTCTGCAGAACCTAAATCAATAGAAGAAATGCGAAGATTAGGTCTTTATATTAAACCTGCAGTAAAAGGTCAAGGATCTATAAACTCTGGAATATCAAAATTAAAAGAATATGATATAATTGTTAGTAATGAGTCAAAGAATATTATCAATGAATATCATAGTTATTATTGGGAACAATTAAAAGATGGAACGATAATAAATAAGCCACAAGACAAAGAAAATCATACAATGGATTCTATTCGTTATGCTGTTTATTCCCATTTTGGAAAGCGAGAAAACTTTTTTGTAATTTAATTAGTATTTTTGTAAAATATAAAGATATTTAGATGGCATCAATATTAGACAGGTTTGGAAAATTAGTTTCAAAAAACTTTCAAAAGACAAGTATAGATTTTAACAAAGCAATATTCAATTATCTGGGTAATTCTATTTTATGGAATCCTGATAATGATGAAACTTATGTTAATAAAGGTTATAGACAAAACACAACTATTTATTCAATAGTTAATTTAATAGCAAAAACAGCATCAACAATTCCTTTTAATGTTTATGAGGTAAAAAGCGAAAATGACTTAAAAAGGTATAAGTCAATTACAAGTGGTCTTGCAAATGGTACGAGTATGCATAAAGCAGAGATATTAAGAAAACACTCACTTGAAGAACTACACGATACAGAATTACACGAACTATTATCAAGACCGAATCCTGCACAAAGTTATAGTAGTTGGATTCAAGAGATAATAGCTTTTGGTAAATTAACAGGTAATAGATATATCTATGGTATAAAACCTGAATCAGGTCCTAATCAAAGTAAATTCCAGGAACTTTATGTTTTGCCAAGTCAAAATGTTGAGATTAATAGTGGTGGGATATTTGAACCTGTAAAATCTTATACATTAGATTATAATGGTAATTATCATATTCCTGTTGAAGATGTTTGCCATATTAAAGATTTTAATCCTTACTATGATGGTACAGGATCGCACCTTTACGGAATGTCGCCACTAAAAGCAGGATTACGAGCTTTAGATACTAATAACGAAGCAGTAACGACTGGTGCGAAATATTTACAGAATCAAACTGCAAGAGGAGTGTTAATGTCAGAGGAGGGAGATTTAAACGAAGTTCAAGCACAAGCATTAAAAGAGAAGTTTAGAAATAATTATTCAGGATCTAAAAATGCAGGAGATATTGTTATTACTCCTAAAAAATTATCTTGGGTTAATTTTGGAATGACTGCAGCTGATCTTTCACTTATTGAGCAGTATAATGCTTCAATTAAAGATTTATGTAATATTTATTCAGTTCCTGTTGTTTTACTTAACAATACAGAATCATCAACTTACAATAATGTAATAGAAGCTAAAAAGAGTTTATACCAAAATGCTATTATTCCAGAACTCAATAAAGTTCGTGATGAGCTTAATAGATGGTTAGCACCTGCTTATGGCGAAAAAATATATATAGATTTTGATTACACTAATATTTCAGAATTACAAGAAGAAATGGATAAAGTGGTAAATCAGATGAATAGTGCTTGGTGGCTTACACCAAATGAAAAAAGACAAGCAATGTCATATAGTATTGATGCTGATAATGAAAAGTTAAACGATTTTTATATTCCTGCCAATCTAATGCCATTAGAAGATGATATTATTGAAGATGACTTTAAAAGTTTAGAAACAAACTTTAGTGAACTTTATGATGTAAAACTAAATGATATAAAAGATGATAAGAAAGAAGAAGTAGAAGAAAAAAGAGCAGCTACTGAAGTAGGTCCTGATAAATACACAACTATCAGAGAAGCTGAAGATAGAGCAAAAGAACTTGGTGGATCTGGTCATCATATTCACAGGTATCAAGGTGAGGTATATTATATGCCATTTAAAACTCACGAAGAATGGTTAAGAAGAACAGGAAAGAAAAAAGACTGGTCAATATAATTTAGTTTTTCTTTTATGGACATTAAAAAAATAAAAGCAAATTTTCATAAGAATTGGACAAAGCAATTAGAGATTGGCGAGAAAAAACAAGATAAGATATGGTTTGATTATCTAAATGGAGAAGCTAATAAGATAATTGATGAGTTTTTAGCTAATAATAAGAATATTCAAAATGTAGATGCTTATTATACTTTAGATCAGTTTGAAAATCTATATATAGGTCTTTATAAAGATATTGGATTACGAATGGCAAATTGGTATATGAATAATTATAAAAAGTATATAAGAAAGCAAGATGCAAGTCAGTTTCAAGATATATGGTCAGAGAAATTTGCATTTATTGGAAAAGCAACAGCAGGAGAAAGAATTGTTAGTGTAAGTGGCAATAGGAAAAAGGAATTAATAAAAACACTTAATAAGTATATGGCTAATCCAGAGTTTCAAGTAATGAATGAAAGACAAGCTCAAAGAGTGTTAAGAAAAAAGTTTAAACATATAAGCATTGTAAATGCTAAAAGAATTATTAGAACAGAAAGTGTAAATGCTGCTAATTATGCAACCAATCAAAGTGCTATTGATGTTTTTGGAAAAGAAAATTTACAAAAAGAGTGGATAACTTCTGTAGATAGTAGAACAAGAGCATCTCATTTAGCAGCAGATGGACAGATTGTTAAGATGGAAGAAAAATTTATTGTAGGTGGACAAAAGTTAGATAGACCTGGTGATCCATCAGGTTCAGCTAAAAATGTAATCAACTGTCGTTGTACTACAGCACCATTTCCAATAGAGGTTGAACAAAATGTAAGTTCAGGAAGAATTATTGACATTGTAGGTGCAGTTGCACAAACAGTCGCAACTGTTGCTGTTGTAGAAGAAATTTTAGATAGCGATACACCAGAAAATAATTAAGTGAAAATTAATAACTTTGCATTATGGAAAATAATATAATATATAAATCAAGTCCGATAGGGGAACTTCAGGACATAGACGATAAGACAGGAATCGTAAAGGGTTATGGTTCAATTTTTGGCAACATTGATTCAGATGGCGATATAATCACAAAAGGTGCTTATACTAAAACAATATCTGAAAATGGTAATAGAGTAAAATATCTATACCAACATCAAATGGATAAGCCATTAGGAAAAATGGTTAATCTTTATGAAGATGAAAAAGGATTAATGTTTGAAGCAGAGATTCCTAAAACTCAACTTGGTAAAGATGTATTAGAACTTATGAAAGCAGGAGTAATAACTGAAAATAGTGTTGGTATTTTACCAATGCAAAAAGAGGGTTGCCCTGATGGAATGGAAAATTGTTATAGAAAACTTACAGAGGTAAAATTGTATGAAATATCTGCAGTTACTTTAGCTGCAAATGATGAAGCAATGATACTTGATGTAAAAGGGAATTTTGATAAGGAAAAAGTATTGGGTAGATATGATAATCTTGTAAAGTTAATTCGCAAGGGCAGCATATCTGACAATTTAGGTTATGCCATTGAGGCAGAACTTATAAAGCTAAAATCAATTTTTAATGATAAAGCCACTTTGCCAACTGATATGGAAGTTACAGAGCCGACTACAATTAAAGCAGATAATAGCGAGATATATAAATATTTGTTTAATAAATTAAAATCATAGAAATTATGACAGATGAAACGAAAAAGGAATTAGACCAACTCGGAGATTTGGTTGATTCTAAAATCGAAAAAGCAATGGTGTCGGCTAAAGATAATGCTAAAGGTGAAGTTTCTGAATCACTAAAAGGTGAAATAGACAACTTAACTGAACAAATCTCAACAAAGCACGAAGAAGTGCAAAAGAGATTAGATAGTATTGAAGTTTCAAGTAAAAAACTTGAAGCAAAAGCTACTGCACCTGCTACTTTTAAATCAGCTTTAAAATCAGCGATTGATGGTGGTGCTATTGACAACCTTAAAAAAGGTAATTCAAGAGCAGCAGCATTTGAAATTAAAGCCGATATGACAACTGGTGCTGACTATACTGGCGAGGTTATCGCTGCTACAAGAGCTCCAGGTATTAAATATGATCCTACTACTCCTGTTCATATAAGACAGATGCTTCCTATTGGAACAACTAACTCTGATCTTATTAGATATGTAACAGAATCAGCTTACACAGAGGGTGCTGCTGCAACAGCAGAGGGTAGTGCATTAGGGCAAACTGACTTTAACTTAACTGCTTCAACAGCTAATGTTGAAACAATCGGTACTTATTTAAGATTATCAAGACAAATGCTTGAAGATACAGAACAATTAAGTTCTTATATTTCTGCAAGAGTTCCTGCTAAACTTTTAACAGTAGAAGATGACCAGTTACTTGGAGGAAGTGGTGCTGCACCTAATTTACACGGTTTGAGAAATACAGGTACTATTTGGAGTACTGGTGCATCAGGATTTGGTGCTGCTGATTTCGCAAACCCACAAGAGTTTGATGTATTAATTACTGCTGTAAACCAAGTTGCAAAACAAAACTACAGATGTGATTACATACTTCTACATCCTACTGATTTCCACAAGATCCTTGCTCTTAAAGATTCTGACAACAGATATCTAAAAGACCAAGTTTATCAAGGACTTCAGCCAACATTTATGGGTATTCCTGTAATGATTAATACTTCTATGGCACAAGGTGAGTTTATAGTTGGTAACTTCTCGCAAGGGGCTCAACTATGGGTAAGAGAAAATGTAAGTGTTGAATTTTTTGACCAAGATTCTGATAATGTTCAAAAGAACTTTATCACAGTTAGAGTTCAAGAAAGAATCGCTTTCACTACTTATTTACCAAATGCTTTTTGTAGAGGAGATTTTGCTACAGTAATAGCAGCTCTATAATCATAAGATTTAGAGTATATATAATTAAAGGGGCTTTATGCCCCTTTTTTTATTTATTATCCTCTATCCACTGTTCAGCTTCTTGATGATTATCAAACTTCTTTGAGTGTATTTGTTGCTTGGATCCATAACCGGTAAACCACCAAGCAGTAAAAGAAGTCCAACTCTCATTTCTGAATAATGCGAATTTTCTTTTTTTATTTTGATCTAACATAATACCCTAATATAGTAATAAATATTAAATAAATTATCTTTTTTAAAGAATTTTTTGTTTTTATCAATTATTTAATTACTTTTGTTTATTATTTAAAAGTAATAACACAATGTTGTATAATGAATACAACGAAAACAATAGAAAAATGGTTAACCCTAAACTCTCAATATCAAAGATCTGGCTTATTAGCTGTAGTGCGAGGGTTTGGGTGTTAACTTTAAAATTAATTAAAAAATGGAAAAAATAATAAGAATCATAGAAAAATTGCAAATGCCAATTATTTGGTTTGCAGCAATTTATTTTTCAATACACACATTAATTTGTATAATAACTCACTAATGAAAGTAGTATATAAAGCAACAAAACGAGACCTCAATATGAATACTGATCATGAATATACAAGAAGAATTGTTAAGTATATATGTTGGGGATTAGGATTAGGTACATTTTGGTTAATTATGATAATTAACTTTTTATTTTACTATGCAGATGGTATTGCACAAATGTTTACAGATTTATTTTGGGCATTTATTTATTTAATAGCATAATGGAAAAACCAGTAGAAAATATAGAATTTAAAACATATAAGCCAACCACACTTGTTTCGCATTTATTGAAAATTGTGAATAAAAGAATATTGGAAAATAATACAAGCCAGGAATCAATAAATTTTTCTGATAATTATGAGCAAATGGTAAAAAAAGTTTATGAAATAGATAAAATTGTAAATAATCTATAAAAATCAAGAAATAGATAAGTTAGTAGAAAATATTTAAGATATTTACACTTTTAGTGTAATTGTGTTTTTCATAGTGATTAGTTAGTTTGAAAGTGGTTAATTAAGTTTAGCCACTTTTTTTTAACTTTACAATCGTGGATGTAAATACACGAGGTTGTGTTGCCGAATATTCATTCGGTGTAGAGTGCTTAAAAAGAGGCATTATAGTTTCATTTCCCATATTAGATGCTTGTGTTTATGATTGTCTTGCAGACACAGGAAAAGACATATATAGAGTTCAAATAAAGTCCACAGGAAAAGCAAAAGAAAAGAATCGCAGTACAGTACAAGCAAATTGGCATATTGTCTATTCACCAGGTGATGTTGATTATTTTGCAGTATGGGTAGATCTATATAAAGGATTCTTTATTTTCAAAAATGTTGGTCAACAAAGTATTAGGGTGAGTATGGATAATTCAAATTCAAAATTTTTTAATAACTTTGACTTCAAATAGTTTTTTCTTTCTTTATTCTTTTCAACCAAAAGCACTGTAAATTTTATGGTGCTTTTTTTTTGTATTTTTGTTATATGTTAATACGAATAATAAAGTTTTTTAAAGATGCTATTCAAGAAATTTCAGATAGAGCTGAAATGAAACATTTAAAAGAAGATAAAAGAAAAAAAGAAACTAAAGAATTAAAACAAGCATATAAGCGAGAAACAAAAGATTTAAAATTATGACATATTATAGTAATCCATTAAATAGGTTTCATACACAAATAAAAATCAATTCTACAACAGGTAGTGAGATTGTTACAACATCTAATGCAAAAGATTATATGAGAGTTGATACAACTGCTGATGATACACTAATAGGTCAAATAGTAACAGAGGCAAGAATTATAATTGAGAACTATATAAGTAAAGATATAGTAGCAAAAACAAGATCATTGTATTTATCGACTGTAGATGAAAGATTTGTATTACCTTTTTCGCCAATAGCTTCAATTCAATCTATAACAGTTGATGGAACTGCAACAACTGATTATACAACATACGGTCTTGATGATACAATTATAGAACTTGGCGACTTACCATCAGAAGAAGTGATTGTTAATTACACAACAGCAGGAATGAGTGATAGTTTGTTATATGCTGCAAACTTGCAATTAATATCTACCTTATATGATAATCGAGCTGACTTTGTTGTAGGTGCTACTGTAAGTGATTTACCAATAGAGGTCAAAACAATATTAAGTTCTCATAAAACACCATTTATATAAAATATATAATGAACGCAGGAAAATTAAATAAAAGAGTGTTGATAAAAAGGCAAACTAAATCTGCTGATGGATTCGGTGGATTTACAGATACAGTAGCTACACAATCTACTATATGGGCAAAAGTTGATTATATAAATGGAGATATTACAAGTAAAAATGGTAAAAAAGATAGAAACTTAAAAGTAGAGGTTATAATAAGAAAAAAAACTGCTGATACTTTAAATATAACTGACTTATTACAAATTGAAAATACAACTGGTTTTTTCCAGATAAATAAAATGTTTGATAGTAATTATAAATATTACACAACAATAGAAGCAACTAAAAGGGAGTAATGAGCATAAAAGTCAATCAATCTGATCTACGAAAATTAGAACGAAAAATGGCAGAATTAGATGCTATTACAAAAACTAATGGTAGTGCTTATACACTTTTAGATAGAGCAGGTCTAAATATTGTAAGAGATATTAAAAAACCACCGATTCCTGTTGATACAGGAAATTTAAGAAGAAATGTTATTTATGATAGATTTCAAAAGGCGATAATATCACAAGCAGAATATTCAGCAGCAGTAGAATATGGCACAAAGGCATATACAGTTAAAGTTAAAAAAGCTAAAGTATTA